TCGAACCTTCACCGATAGTCGGCTTCTCTGCAAGTAACTGCCAATATGTTGTGTTGGTCGGTACTGTCCCTGTCGGCACGGCTTTAATTGCCATATAGGAAGAACCGTTATATGACACAACATCTAATTTGGCATATGTTGCAGATGAGGAATATTCTCCCCTCGGTAAAGGTGCGGCTTTTATAGTTACACTTGATGCCATTTAGTTGCCCCCCTTTAAGCAATAATCTCATATGAGATCGTCATGATCGCAGTTTCTTCGTCGTATTCAATGTTCGGAATCAGACCCTTGAAAAGGAAATTCAGTTCAAGGCTCGTGTCTGTTTCTTCCTTCGTCACTTCTACGCTCGGATTGTCTGGCTCGGGATTAATTTCGGCCGTTGCAGTTACATTCGCTATCTTCTCCGCATCTCTGTGAACCATATCAATGTATGATTGCCATGCGTTCGGAGCTTCTGCCATGTTCTGCAAACTCGGCCCAATGCAGACCTTTTCGTTCTGCATTGGGCCAAAGGATACGCACCGGGATCGGCACTCCTCTGTATAGTCCATCCGACAGAACCGGGACCGAACTCCTCGACCCATGACGAATAATCATATGAAAGGTCCATTCCATACTCGCCCTGTTTCACAAGGACTAAGTTCTGCTGCGGGCACACATTTGTTAAGTCCATGTTTATCTCCTTTAAGAAACTCTCTTGAAAACGTATACCGACAAATAAGGCGGCATGTTGTTATGTGCATTACCGCTTCCGCTCGATTCAGAACTGACTACATCGTTATAATCATGGTTCGTTCCGCTCCAAGACAATGCTCTCCAAGAGCTCTGCTGACCTGATGCGTATGAGGTAGTCGCCCTTGTAACGACATGGCTGTGTGCTGGCATTTCTGCTGTTGTCAGCGTGTGTTTCGCTTCACCGCCTGTTGACCCGGCAGCGTATGTCGAACCCGCTGCCAACAGGAACGTGTCTTGTATCTGTTCCCATGTTCCCCCGAACAATGTGCCGGGGTTGGTGCTGTTGACCGACATGTATATCGAGCCGACAGGGTAGACCTTGTCGAGGAATTCTGATTCGCTGTCCGTTCCTATCGACAGGATCGAAGTCAGTTCGTTGTAGTCAAACTCAACGGGAGTAGCGAAGTCCGCCCATAGTGTTATCTCGCTCGTGTCGGGATTATAGTCTGCTCTAAATTCACCACCAGCGACGTTCTGCCCGCCCCATTCAAGACCGCTTCCGTCCGGCTTCATCTTTATGAAATATCCAGCTTCTTCTTCGTCGGGTAGCGTTATCCCCCCAACGTCAATGTCACCTTCAGCTGAAAGCCTATAAGACACTTCGAAATGTTTGGCTTTCTGTGCGACCTTGCCTATACCGATACGGTCGTACTGCCATGAAAATGACACGTCAGCTGTTCCAACTTTAATCGTTGAAGTAGCGCCGACACTTCCTAAACTGTCAACAGCCCAAAGATTTACGTCGTATACTTGCTCATTCGACGTATCGAGGAAATAGACCGTACCGGTTGTCCCGTTTATGATCTTTTCTTCACCATTGCAAGTGATATGTATGGCGCATGCATTTTCACTTAATGATACGACCGCCGTTGCTGTGACTTTTATGTCTGTGCCGTCTTCAGCGTCCGTCCACGTTCCGCCGCTGTATGTTCCTCTTACAGCGGTTTGCTGCGTGACGGCCGGCTGTGAATACTGCTGAACTGTAATGCTCTGCGACGCTGTCGCTGTACGTCCTCTCTTATCTGCGACCGTCGCTATTAGGTTTTTTACTCCAGAGGATAATATGTCGCTTCTAAATGACGCTGCATTGCCTGTTATATCGCCCGTAACAGCGTAAGAACTCATCGTTGAGCCTGTTCCCGCTGTTGCACTGATGGATACGTCAGCTTGCGTAAAACCACTTACCCATAGGTTTCTGCTTGCCAGCCACGCATTTGAGTTGTACGGCGTGACCGAGAAGGAACTAATGGCTGGTTTTATATTTGTCGGAACTAAAAAAGCAACGTTGTATGTGACGCTGCCGATTTCCGTTGTTCCGTTGTAGGTCGTCAGCGTGAATGATCCGGCACCTTGTACCGAATTAGGCAAAGACGTCAGCCATGAACTTGGTATCGTCCATGTCGCTGATGTCCCCAGATTCGTTCCAATAATTCCCGTACTTCCGTCGTACGTGTACGTCAATTTATGAGTAAAACTGTTTGACGCTCTTGTTATCGCGAACGTTACCGATGACCCGATGTTAAGCGTCGTCCACGTCATGCTGGACGCTCTCGGTATCGTGTCTAATGTCCACGGCGAAGCGCTGATATTGATATCGCCGGCACCGTATGGGCTTGACGCCATTGTCATGCTTGCGCTGACGTTTATTGTTAATGCGCCGTCGGCGTTGTGATTGACTGTGTATGTACCCGACTGCAACGTGATATAGTCACCAGCATGAAGTAGCGTATATCTGTCCGAAGTGTATCGGTTATGATATGCAACTTGCGCTGAACCGATGTATGCGCTCCAGCCGATACCGTAACCATCAAAGGCGTATGTCGTGCTGTTGCACGTCAGTCTTAATTCCCATAGTATCTCGCTGGTATTCGTTTCTATCTGCGGGGTCTGCATCAGAATAAAACTTAACGTAAAGCCGCGCTGACTTGCCGAGATCGTTTTCGTTAATGCCATTGTTTACCCCGCTTTAATGAACTTAACACCGCCGTTAGCCTGTGCTTGCATGAGCATATCGCCTATCCTAAACGATCCTAGATTCAGCAGAACATAGTCTGTATCGCTGTAATACATAAGCGCTTTAGCGTCCAGCTGTGCGTCAGTCAAAGACCCGTTGATATAGTCGTTGATATCAGACGTTTTGAATATCGACGTCCTGTTTCCTCTCATCTCTTGTACAGTCGCCTGTGAAGCTACCCCGATACGCACCACCATGTCCGTCGTATCGTCGCCTGGTCTGCGTCTGCCGATGTACACATAATTGCTAAATGGGTCGCTTGAGTTGCCGACTGAGAGAGCCTCAACGTCGACTGAATGCGCCGTGATGTACTGCCCGTTGATGTGTCCGTCTGTCGTAATTGCCGTGCCGTATGTTGCACCGCCGTCTGTTGAGAATCCTATGCCGTTGTAATTTGCCACTATAACGTTACCGCTATAGTTTGGAGCAGAAGATTCCTTGATCAGCCAACCTGTGTTAATTCCGTTGCTTTCGGTTATTTCAAAAACACCGCCCTGTGTGCCCGCTATCAGTTCCGTTGTGGCCTGTATTGCTGTCTGCAAGGCGTTGTATGCGTTTGCTATTTTAATCTCTGTCGGCGTTTTATCCAGCGCAAGCTGTGCGTCACTCTGTCCGTAACAGTGTAAAGTATCTTGCATACCGCCTTCCACGGAAAGCGAATGCGCCATAACAAGCACAATGTCACTGCCGTTTCCGTGTGTGACTGTGATCCTGTCACCGCACTGTAATGCTGGATTTCCGCGCCATTCGAGCTTTATCGGTCTGTATGATAAGCCAAACTTGTTCGACAATATCCCGTCGAGTATCGTCTGCGTCATGTACGGATTGTTGAACGTGACGCTCCTGCCTGTTCCGCTTGTTAGCGGAGATTCTTCTGTACCCGATATCAAAGCGTTAATCGTGATTGCCCCGACTGTAGACGTCGCCAGCCCGTTCATGTACTGCTGGTCGTCACCAATGGAATAATCAATATTGCCTTTGTCGTAATAGACAAATTCAAGATTCCCGCTTCTGTCGAACCTTGCGTTGCACCCTTCCAGCCCAGCCAGCCAGCCTATCCAGTCTTTGACTGTTCCCACGAAATACGTGTCTAATGTTCTCTCTGTGACAGTACCGTTGAACGTGAAGCGATTGGCTTTCAGATCATTCATGATTGCTGCCGTGGTAGCGGGGAAAGCGATAGTCGGTTCATAATTCTCCATGAGTTTAGAGAATCTATCGTAACCGACTACCGACACAGTCCCGCTGTTGGAGTTAGAATCAGCGCTTACCGCAAAAAATTCGCCCAGTGGCACGTATTCCGTCTTACCGTTGTAAGTTAATCCAACATACGGAACAAACGTGCAGTTTGCAAGATTTATGGGTGTACTAGGCTGTCTTATTTCCACCTTACATTGTGAGGAACAAGTACCGCCCATAGAAAGACCGTTGGACGATTCCATTTGCTCGTCGAATTTAATCGACACAACAGAACCGTCCGTACCGTCACCGTATAGCGTCGTAACACCGTTAAAGACGCATTTTGTCTTGACATACCGCCCAGCGTTTGTGACTGCTTCGCCCCATTCTTCGGCGGTCATTGTGCTAAATCCACTATACATATGTTACCCCTCTGAATCGCTCATCAACGCTCAATAAACGAGATTGATAAGTCTTTCCACTTCCAGGATGAATCACTGTCCTGTCTGTACATTGGCGTGCTTCTGTCGCCCACGTAACACGTCATGATCCTCTTTGCGCCTAGCTTTGCGTCAGGATATCTCAGATCAAAGAACGGAGCGTCTACCAAGTTTAATATCTCCGACATTTGACTTTCGCTCAACGCTCCCCATTTGACTTGAATCTTAACTTTGTTTGCTATCACATCACGGAACATAAGTCCCGACTGATTTCGGCCTGAAGAAGAAGCGTCCATAGTCGATAGCGTGTATGCCACTTCAACGGGCGTTGGGAACGGAGTGTAAACAGGATTGCCGTTGTTGTATGTTACTTTGTCTAATACTGTCGCCATATTCACACCATTAACGGGGTCTGTCCCGTTCTTCTCACTTCTGCGTTGTTCTGTCCGACTATGATATCGAACAGCTGTCTGCCGTCTATGTTTACCGTTATGTGCTGATTGCTTTCGGCCAATGCTTCTGCTAAAGCTTCTTTCATTGTGCTTAACGGAGAAACGACCTCTGTTTCAGTCTTGTTATCGCCCAGCATGGCAAGGAACTGTCTGTTAGGCGGTACAACTGTTCCCTGTGCTAACTGCGGTATTTTCGGAATACTGATAAGCGATATTCTTCCAGCAAACGGTGTAAGACCCGCTATGCTGATATCACGTATTCTCGCCAGCGCATTATTAATTGCCCTAAACGGCACTGCGATAACTGCATTGATTCCGCTTATTAGCCCATTGACGATACGCTTAAACGTTTCCGATATGCCGTCTTTAATACCGCCGAATATCTCACCGCCGTTGGTGAAAGCTTGTTTGATCTTCGCCCACGCATTTGCGAGCTTTTCACGGAGCAGTTCAGTAAACGCTTTCCACTTATCTCCCATAGCAGTTACACCGCTAAAGAAGTCCATTTTGACTTCACCGTATTTGGTTCTGTACCATTCGCCAAACCGTGAAGCGATATCTTTGACTTTTGAAAAGACGCTACTCACGTTTTCCGCTATCCAGTCAAACTTGAAAGCAAACGCACCAACGCCGATTGAACCAGCAACCAGCGCAAGACCTTTGCCGAATGTAGCCGGGCCGGCAAGCATGAACATGACGCCAAGCACCAGCATAGCGCCGGCGATAACGCCGCCAAGCTTCGTCAGTATCGTCTTTACCTTATCCGACGTGTCTGTCCAGGAGAAAGCAAAAGCGCTCACTATACCAGCCACTCCGGCGACCGCCAGCGCAAGACCGATTCCGAACGCCTTCGGGTTACTTCCCGTTGTCACAAGTATC